TTAATATTAATACTGTTAAGGGTTTATTTGTGTTCACTGTCTATTCTACCGTGGGTTCTATTTTGATCGTCTTGCAATCTGATTACATCGTCTAATTCGGTTGTACTGGCTTCCACGTACATAAGATCTGTGGAGGCAATCATTCGGTGTACAGTGCCAGGTGGTGTGTCAAATGTTGCTCCTGGTACAAGATCAATTGACTTGAGATTGCCCAGTATTTCGTTAACTTGATCTTGTGTGATCTCACCACGCTCGTAGGCTTCGCAGTCGAAAAATTCTTCGCCGTGTAACAATGTACCGGTACCTTGCAATATCAGTATAGTTTCACTTTTTTGTTTGTGTGCTTGAATGCTGGTGCGTTGGCCAGCTTTGAGTAGTAGTGTTTTCAACACGTAAGGATAAACATCAGATCCTGCTTGAATCCAACGTTCTTCTCCCCAAGGTTTAACTACAGTTTTGACCTCGCTAATAGGTCTATAGTCGATTCTAGATGTCATATATGAGTTGATAAATGTCTAAATATTTATCTATGCTCAATGATGCTATCACATAATCCATAAGCCAATGCGTGGCGTGCGCTCATATAGTTGTCACGTTCCATATCAGCAGTTAGCTCATCAAATGTTTTACCCACACTATTGTGTTTAACATAGATGCCAGTCAAGTTACGTTTCATAACCATAATTTCTTCGACTTGGATTAACATATCTGTTGCTTGGCCACGAGCACCACCTGAAGGTTGATGTATCATATGGCGTGCGTTGGGCAACATCAATCGTTTACCAGCGGCTCCTGCTTGTGCTAGCAATGACCCCATACTGCAGGCCTGTCCCATAACAATTGTAGATACGTCGGGCTTAATGAACTGCATAGTATCGTAAATTGCCATACCAGCAGTAACAACACCACCAGGACTATTAATATAAAATAAAATATCCTCATCTGGATTTTCACTTTCCAAGTATAGCATTTGTGCTACAATAAGACTGGCACTGTGTTCATTTACATCTGTGTCCAACATTACGATTCGTTCTCTAAGCAGTCGACTGTAGATATCGTAACTGCGTTCGCCATTGGCGGTTTTTTCTAAGACTATTGGTACTAAGTTTGGCATTAAATTCTCCTATAGACTTATTCTACAGGATTTTGCCTGTGTTGTCAACACTTTGTGAAATCTTGATGACGGAACCAACGCTTTTGTCCGTGACTGGTTTTTAAGTGTAGTCCGTAGTATTCGAACTGTTCACGCCAAGCAAAAAAACTAGGACCGTGTCCGCCACTGTATTCAAATATACGTTGATTAGGTTGGTCAAACCTCCAAATGTCCCATTGATACTGATGAACCATTTCGTGTGCAAGTGTGTTCATAAACCATTGTTCGCAAAACCATTTGTCACTGAGTTGTATTTTGCACCAGCTACCGGTATGTTGCGGCTCGTCCAACCAGTGACACATTCCCCAGCATTTTTTTATAATACATTGTTGAATTTCTGGACGATATAACTCGTTATTGAATACATAACGGTTGATGATATTATATGCGTATATTAAATCGTAGTCACTGGGGCGGAACTGCTTACGTCTTTGGTAAGTTATACTGGGCAACGGTTGTGCCATTATTGATCGTATCGGATTGGGTCTAGCCACAAGAAAGCCCTCGCTTAGGTATTTACACCTAGGGAGGGCTGGTTATATTAGTAGTTTACTTAATTATGATAACTAATTTGTCCAATAACTGCACCGGGTTGTTGCAGAGCTGCATCTCTTCGGGCCTTATATTCAGCATTGTTTACATCCAAAAACTGTATATTACCGTTATTGCCATTGGTCATACTAACTGGAGCTGAATTTACCATTGGGGTTGGGATAGGATTAACCACAACACCGTTGTTAGTTGGAGCAGGACCATAACTTAGCGGAGCAGAGTTTTGTTGCTGTGCTTGTACTGGACGCTCATCTGCATCCAACTCATCAAAGGCACGTTGTGAGTTTGACTTCATATTATGATTGGCCAATGCACTTGCACGATTCTTACGCAACACGCTGTTCTCATCTAAAGGATAACGAACCAATACATAGACTTTGTATCTTTTACCATCAAAAGTAACTTGACTATCTACTTGCTGAAGATTAACCAAATCACCATTTGCAGTTTTCTTGATAGCAATTTCTGTAGTCTCTGCCATATCGTCATTGCCTTGATCATTTGCATAAGACTTGGTCATACTCTTAACCTTGGAGCCAACCATTTCAAGAATCTTACGCTCTGCACTCATACGAGCTTTGTCATAGGCCATTTGCTCGTCGATACTGACTGCAGTACCTGCACTAAAAATAGCATCATTGCTGTCTTCAGGCAGTCTAGTAAACCAAGCAGGAGCATTATAATCAATTGGTGCTGCCTTGGGAGGAGCATAATTGTTTGCAGGGGGAGCATAGCTGGCGGTAGTAATACTGCGAACTGGTGCGGCAGGTTGTGTTGGACCGCCGACAATCACTGGGATTGGGGGAGGTGCATCTTTACCACCTAAAAAGTTTGGCGCATTTCTTTGCCAAGTACTTCTGTTGTCAACAGGTACTGCCATTTGTACAGTGCCAGGGGCAACAATTTCCTGTGCTTGTGCAGTAGGAGGAGCTATGGTAGCCACTAACTGTGCACCTTGTAAAACTACGCCTGCGGCGGTCATTGCTACGAGATTCATAATTTACCTTTCGGTTGTTGATAATAATTCAATTATACACGATTTGTTAAAATTTGTCAATGACTTGCCAAATATTTGGCTGTACTTGACACGCTACACCCTGATACTGAACCAAATCTCTTTGGTTAGAACCAGTTTCCGCAAACCATCTGCATACTGTATGACGGTATACGAAATCTTGTTTGATCACTGGATGTTGTGGCAGTTGTACCCCGCGCACCATATCACCAATGTTCATACTTCTTACTTCCACTCCAGGCTCTTCGACGCAAGTTTCTTGCTTGGTAGAATTCATATGCCCTTGTGCATTTTGATCTGTCTTAACTTCGTACCTACATTCAGTTCGCCCTTCAAAGTTAGCCACAACTTCTGCTTGTGCCAAACCTGTACTGGCTAAAATCGAAATCAATAATAATGCTTTCATTGACAGTAGGTCCTTAATTGCCAAATCTTACTACGAGCAATCGCATTCACACGCCTTACATCACCTGTTAGTGTTTCGGGCATACGTGGTTGATTGCCAACTTGAGATTCTAGTGCCGCAATAATCAAATCTTTTTGATCGCAACTAAGACCAATGTTACGAATTTGATCGTAATTCATTTGCAATAGTGTTGGATAATTAGACACTCTTAACACTTCGACCTTTCCATTGATATTTGGAATATTACCAAGTATCGGTTGAGCCTGAGCCAACGTGCCAATTAATCCTGCGACAACCAAAAGTTGTTTCATTTGCGGTTCCTGTGTTTGTATCCAACCAAAACTTCTTTGAGTGCTTGTCCAGCTACCTGAGGATGTACACCTGCATTTCTAGCAACATAACGAATTGCTTCGTTAGTGGGCAGTTGAAGTTCAAAAATAGCAGTGGTTGCAGTTGACAAAATTTGGTCGCTCATTTGAATAGTCCTTATTGATTTTTAATTGAATTAATACGTTCTGCAGCTTCTACTATGCAAGCAAGTGCAAATCCTAAACACATAAAACTAAGTGACATTGTCATTTACGACTCCATTTTGTTAATATGTATGTATTATAGCAAGGTTCGGAATTTATGTCAAAAAAATAACCCGCGGATTAGGCGGGTTATTTGGGAGTGTTGTATAATTACAACAGTAATACTAAGGTATTACTTTTTTGTAGCAGTTGTAAATGTGTCTAAAATTTTGGAATAGTCAATTTTAGAGAATTTCTGTACAATTTTGGCCGTTTCTTCGGTCATTGTTGTAGCAGTATCTACTCCAGTTTTAACTGCTTTTTTAGTATAGTCACTTTGTGCATCAACAAAGTCATTCATTGCTTTGGCAATGGCTTCATTTGTTACAAAAGTCTTAACCCACATTTTCTTAGTAGTTTGAATGCTATCAATAGCTGTATCTAATCCGAACATAATATATCTCCTTAAAATTGTATTGTACATTTATTTATTGCAGTGCACAATGGTTTTTCAAGAAAAAATTGCAGATTAGTATTGGCTCACTAAATACTTGATCCAATCAATCATTTAAGGAGATTCAAATGGAACTTATCATCGCTATAGCAATTGTGGCAATCGGTGTCGCAATTTGGTTTAATCGTAAAAAACCCGAAGCACCAAAAGTCGAAGCAGAAACATTTTCTGACAACGGCATCAAGTTTACTGCACCAAAGGAAGAAGCACCAGCTCCTGTAGCTGAAGTTGTAGAAACTCCTGCCGCCGAAGTAAAACCAGCCAAAAAGCCACGTGCTAAAAAGCCAGCCGTTGTAGCCAAAACTGCAACTACTGCTAAAAAAGCAGCCGCAGCAAAAAAGGCTCCCGCAAAACCACGGAAGCCTAAAACAGTTTAATTTTTTATTATTAAGAAATTAGCAAGCCAGCGTAACAGCTGGCTTTTTTTTGATTAAGCAGTCTTAAATGTAGCACCAGGAATACTGCTGGAGTAAACTGTGCCAATTTGTTGAACTGTGACAACACTGGATCCACCGCTGGCTAAAAATGCAATTTGATTGCCCAATCCTTGCATATTGATGTATCTAACAGTTTCTGCTGGAATTATTTCGCAATTACCTGCGTAGGCTGTAGCACTTGCTCCTACTGCATAAAACACTGGATATGCACCAACACTAACACGTACTTTGGTACTGGCAACGGCAGAGCTTGCTGTACTAGAGCCTGTGCCTGCTGAAATAACTTGGACTGTCATACTAAAATTCCTTAGGTATATGATTATTTATGCAAAAATCATTTTGGCATAAGCTGTATAAATATTAATGCGGATCGCGATACTGGACATATCCACCCGCTCTAACAGTTTATAAGGAACTATCAGCATGACTATTTACCTATATGTTAAAACCCATCAAATAACAGGGTTAAAATACCTCGGCAAAACTACTAAAAATCCACATACATATCTAGGATCAGGTGTAGATTGGAAATTGCATCTTAAAGAATACGGAATCGACCATAAAACAGAAATTATTAAAGAATGCCAATCAAATGCCGAATTAAACAAGTGGGGCCGATACTATAGCAATTTATGGAATGTAGTTGAAAGTAAAGAATGGGCCAATCGAATTCCAGAAACAGGTGGCGGTCAATGCTTGCCAGAAACAGCCAAAAAAATATCTGCTAAACTAAAAGGTAGAAAGAAACCTATTAGGACTACAGAACATACGGTTAATTTAAGTAATGCTAACAAAGGTATTCAAAGACCAAGAACAGCAGAACATCAAAAAGCGTGGAATGAATCTTCTAAAAAAAATTGGGATAACAATCCTGGACGTAAACAAAAAGTTTCTGCATTAGGTAAATCTAATGCAGGTCGTAA